CCAAATACTTCTCCATTAGGTGCAAGTCCGTCACCTAACAAGTAACCATCATAACCAGTTTTACTTGGAGTCTGATTGACTCTGTCAGCCAATGTATTTTGTGTGGATGTATCTAATTTACTTGTATCGGTTGTAACAAGTTCAGGTTTTCCTTGATCATCAACCTGCAGTGTGTAAAAATGTGCTATATCATATCCTGATTTAGGTGCATCTGCTTCTGCTTGAGCAACAACGGCATTATTAATCTGCATTTCGGCTTCATACGTTGAAAGTACATCTCTCAATGTTTTACCATCACCTGCTCCAGCATCTTTGTTTAGTATTTCTTTGAATTCTTGCGAGTCGTAAATTTGTTTTAGTTTCACTCTGTATAAGTGTGGATACCAAGTTTGTGAAAAACCTTCTGCCGCTCTGTTCACATCTTCCACCACATAGAATCTTTTCAGTGCCACATTGAAATCATTCAGTGCGTATTCATCTTTAAGGTGAGGTAACTCAAACACGTCACCCGGCATTACTTTTCTACCCAATGTTTTTACACTTGACGTGATAGGTATTGTCATAAACAATGTATCATTTTGTAAGAATAATCCAAATTGACTCATATCAAAGTCTATATCCTGCACATTGTATATTCCTCTTATGCTATAAACATCAGGACTGTATTTTCTATCTCTATTTTCAAGGAACAGCATATCCTGAATATTGGTTTCTTTTACAGCATCATATCTAGGCTGTGCCGCTGTGGCATCTGCTTCATCAGGATTTTTTGGCCCTAAGTATTTGTGTACAAACACATCGGTTCCGCCCACAGTGAACATTTCAACCACTGTTTTGTCTAAGAATGTGTAATCGTTCCCTTTTTCTGGTTTATAAAGACTTAATCTAGGCATATACATATATTTATCGGACGATAAATATGTATAAGGAAAACTGTATGAGCGATTTGACCACACAAAAACAAGAAGTATTTGACTATGTAAACCACAGCCTAGGCGGTGGTATGGTTGATGTAGAATTAGACCCAGTACACTACGAAACAGCACTTCAAGACGCATTCGACAGATTCAGACAGAGATCAGACAATTCTGTTGAAGAAAGTTATATGTTTTTACCACTAGTATTGGACCAAAATGACTACATCTTGCCTAATGAAGTAATAGAAGTAAGACAAATTTATAGAAGATCAATTGGGTCAAGATCGGGTGGTGGAGATGGTGGTACATTGTTCGAGCCATTCAACCTAGCATACACAAACACTTACCTATTAGCAAGTTCCAACATGGGTGGTGTAGCAACTTACAATATGTTTGCTCAATATCAAGAATTAGTAGGCAGAATGTTTGGTTCATTTATTGAATTCAAATGGAACACAACGACTAAAAAATTAACAATACTTCAAAGACCTAGACAAGGTGAAGAAGTTTTATTAGAATGTTACAATTACAGACCAGATTCAGAATTACTAAAAGATTATTTGGCAAAAAAATGGTTAAAAGATTACACTTTGGCAAAATGCAAATATATGCTGGGTGAAGCACGAAGCAAATTTAACACAATAGCAGGTCCACAAGGCGGTACATCACTAAATGGTGATGCTTTAAAACAAGAAGCCATAGCAGAAATGGAAAGATTAGAGATAGAAGTCAAAACTCAAACAGGTGGTGGACAAGGCTATTCTTTCGCAATTGGTTAATTCATAGTTGACAATTCAATAAACATATAGTAATATAAACTATATGAAACACCAAATTATTCCGATGTTTTCGGTTCCTCTGTATCAAACAAATATTCCTACTTTGGATCCTATAGAAAAATCTTGGATAAAAAATTTAAATTTCCCTCCGCAAAGTGTTGGTTTATATGACGCTGAAAATGAAGAGCCTATTAATAAAGGAATGAAAGTTTTAGACCAACCACAACTTAAAAAATTAAGAAAGCAAATTACAGATGTTGTAGATAATTTTACACAAGATGTTTTAGACATAGAACAAAAATTTGAATTAACAACAAGTTGGGTAAACAAATACGGTAAATCAGATTTAAATCACCAGCATTCTCATCCAAATTCAATGATCAGTGGTGTCTATTATATAGAGAGTGATGAAACATCATCTCCTATCATTTTTAACAAACCATACTTTTTCACAAATTTATTTCATGAAACAATTAAACCAACTTTTAAAAATAAAAACAACAACCAATACAATCTAGATTACTATGGATTTAAACCTAAGACAGGAGATTTGTATCTTTTTCCATCTTGGCTAGAACACACAGTTCCACCACAAGAAGTCGACAAGGAAAGATGGAGTCTAGCATTCAACTGTTTTGCCAGAGGTAAATTAGGATCAGGAACCAAACAATTACAATTATGATTATAGGAATATGCGGACTGATAGGTTCAGGCAAAGATACCATTGCTGACTTTCTAGTTAAAGAACACAACTTTCAAAAATTATCTTTTGCTGACAAATTAAAGGACAGTGTGGCTGAAATGTTTGAATGGGATAGACAGTTGCTGGATGGTAAAACTGATGAAAGTAGAGCATGGCGTGAAAAGTCTGATGAATTTTGGAGTAAAGAAATGGGCAGAGACATCACTCCTAGATATGTGCTACAGGTGTTTGGCACAGAATGTATGCGTGATGGTTTCTATGATGGAGTATGGGTAAGTTTAGCAAAAAAGAAAATTTTAGACAATCCTAATATTAACTGGGTAATACCCGATGTGCGTTTTCCAAACGAAATCAAGGCAATCAAGAATCTAGGCGGTAAGATTATATGGGTTACACGCGGAGAATTACCCGAATGGTATGATGACGCTGTTAAGGCTGTTTCCGGCTCAAATTATCATCTTAATGAAATGAAAAGACGCCAAATTCATAGCTCTGAATGGGCGTGGGTAGATACTAAATTTGATAATGTAATTGCAAATGATAACACTATAGACGATTTATATAATACAGTTAAATCAATAATCAGCAACTAAATCACCTTGCTTCCAGCGTATTCCTTCCTTGGCTAAAACAGTCCTACAATTGGCACACACTGTCTTTAGATTAGAATGTCTACAATTATCCAAGTTTTCGTCAACATGGAATACTCTGAATACTTCCTCGTGTTGTGATTTAAAACCGCACTTATCACACTGCTTTTTAATTCTATATCCTGCACGATACCATCTAGGAACACCGTGATAGACACCATTGGCTGAGCAGGCTTCACATAGGCTCCTGTAATAGGTCTTGCCATTCTTCTTATAATTAACTGCTCGCGGTCTTAAACCGCATTTACACAACGGTCTCATGCTTGTATTTACACCTTTTCTATCCCTTTATAATTCAAGGCATAACACGCCATTTTTGCTCAAATCAACTAAATAATAACATAGCAATGCATTACGTAATGGATTGATAGAATTATACATTACCAGGAGATAAACGAATGGCACTACAATCACCAGGCGTAGAAGTTACGGTAATAGATGAGAGTTTTTACACTCCTGCGGAACCAGGAACAACTCCTCTTATTGTTGTAGCAACAGCGCAAGATAAAACAAATGCCGCAGGCACTGGAGTTGCTTCTGCAACAACAGCGGCGAACGCAGGCAATGCGTTTAAAGTGACATCACAGAAAGAATTAGTAGATCTTTTTGGAGTCCCTAACTTCGAAAAGACAGCGAGCAATACACCTATTCATGGTTCAGAATTAAATGAATATGGTCTATTAGCAGCATACAGTTTACTAGGCGTATCAAACGCTGCTTTTGTTGTAAGAGCAGATGTTGACCTAGGAGAACTAGAAGGAGATTCAACAACTCCGGGAGCGAATCCGGCAGATGGAACTTGGTGGATTAACACAGGTTCTACAGCATGGGGTATCCAGGAGTGGAACAGCGCAGCAATTAGCGCAGGCGGACAAAAGTTTAGTGTTAAGGTTCCGACAGTATTAACAGACGATGAAGTTTTAAAAATCGAAAATGATACTGATTCAAACTATGGACGCAAACCAAAAGAATCATATGGTTCAATTGGTGACTATGCTGTTGTATTTGAAACAGTGGGAACATCTTCCACATTCAATGCAGCAAAAGAACCAGCAAGAATTTGGTATAAATCTTCAGGTAATACACAGGCAGGCGTAAGCGCAGGACAGTGGGTTTTAGTAGGTTCTCTAGAATGGAGAGCAAGCACACCTACAATTGTTTCCGCTACACTAACTGCTTCTAAGATTACAGCAGCAGCAGGTAACTTTACCATTAACGGATCGACAGTAACAATCGGTGCCAGTGATACTGTAGATGATATTGTTTCAACAATTAATGGTTTAAGCATTACAGGCGTAACTGCTAGAAATGTTAGTGAAACTGTAAGAATTTATACAGACGGAACTAGCAACTCTAATGCTAACACAATTACTGTTGTTGCAGGAACTGCTGATCTAGATGAATTAGGTATTAGTGCAGCGACTTATAAAGGTCCTGAACTAAGCCAAATGCCACACACATCAGTTCCACAATGGAAGGGAACTCCAGGAACAGATGCTGATGCTAGACCAACTGGTTCTGTTTGGATTAAGACTACAGAACCTAACAGTGGTGCTAGATGGAGAGCAAGCAAGTGGGATGCAGCAACTACAAGTTGGGTATCATACGATGCACCAATTTATGCAAGCACAAATGCTTCACTTTACTATCTAGATAGATCAGGCGGCGGACTAAACATTGCAGCAGATAGTTTAATGGTTCAGTCAAACAGTAATGAACACAGCCTATATGATAGTTTACCAGCAACTGCAACATTTAGAGTATGGCGCAGAGCAATCGCTGGAGCAACTACTATCACTTC